TTGAATGGTGATATTTCAGAAAAAGTCTTCGGCGATGTTTGTAAATCATGTCCAGAAGATATCAAAAAGGCAAATAATAAAACCTATTTTTCACATACAGAAAGAAAAGACCTTGCAAAGAAAGGCGAGGCAATGCCGAACGGGAAATATCCTATAAGGAATAGTCAGGATTTGAAAGATGCTATTAAGTTGTCCGGCGCTTCTGATATGCCGAAAGAAAAGGTGAAAGCATGGATTAAGAAACGTGCTAAAGAGCTGGGTCTTGAGAATGAACTTCCTGAGGATTGGAAAGAAAAAGAGAATGTTGAAAAGACTATAGATTGTAATAGTGTTAATGCTTTATGTAAAGAAGATTTAGATAAAGAAACAAAAGAACCTGAAGGTGATGGTATAGAAAAATCTACTGAGATTGAAACTGAAAAACCGACAGGTTTTAGAATGTTGATTGACTTCAATGACCTTGACCAAGCTGATATGTTTAAATCTCTATTGAATGAGATGAAAAACGAAGGAAAACTCGATATAAACAAGATTCTTGTTTCTGATGAAGAAATAGAGAAATCTTGGGGTATAGATGACATTCGTAAAGAGATGAATAGTAATATTTCTTTAGATGATGGTTCTGAGATTCTAAAAGCAAAAGATGAGATGTATAAAGTGTTTGCTGATTTTGCTAATTTTATTGAAGGTGTGAAAACGAGGTCAAAGAATATCCATTGGAGTGAAGAAGATAACGCTAAACATCAATATCTCGATGATTTGATAGAGGAGCTTTCAGATTATGAAGATAAGATAATGGAAGCAGGCCAGTCAGAATTCGGACGATTCAAAGAAGGTGAGATTAGTGGTGAAGAAATTGAAGTCGATGACCCGATAGGACTTATCAATCTGATTATTGATAGGACAAAAGAATTCTATTCTAAACTCGAAGACAAGCAAAATTATGCAGGTGAAAAGTCTTGGGTTGAAGATTTTATGGCAACACTTAAACAGACGAAGTATCGTTTGCAGTTACATTAAGAATTCGTTTTAACAATGGAGGGAAATTAAAAAGTCCCTCTATTGCCTATAGAATTAGATATGATTGATATAAATTCTTTTGATGAAATAACGAAAGCTCAGAGAGCTTCTGTAGGTGAAATAAGAGTATGGAGTGATGGGATTGCTCGAAAGAAGAAAGCAGATGGTAATTGGGTTCCTGTTGAAAAGAATTATAAAAATAGTCAAATAATTCTTCACGAAAATAAGTTTGGTGAAAATTATTCTGAATATGCAGGTAAACCTAAAGAAGCTGTCGATTTTCTGATTGATAAAAAAAGGTGGTCAAGTTAGAAACGCTTGGGAGAGAAAAGATATCGGTGACATAGATATTGTCTATGGTAAGAAAAATTTTGGTTTAAATCATATTATAGGGAAACATGTAGGTATAACAGAAGATGGTAAAGAGAAAGATTTTAAAGATGAGAAAGAATTGTCTTTTATTATTGATAAACTCCTCAGAGAAGGTGAATTGGTAAAAGATTTTGTCGATGAAAATGGTTTTAGAAAAAGAATTTTGTCTCTTGGAAAACATGTTTTAGTTATTACACAGACAATTGTAGTAGATGATGAAGATAATCTTAAAGAGAAAAGGTGGATTGTAACTTCTTATGACCCTACACGAACAATGAGAGAAAAAGGTATAAGGAAGGCGATTTCTTCCGAAACCGCCTTTGAGAAAGAGGTGAATGGCAGTAGTCCCTTGCAACATTCTTTAGAGAAGGGCGTGACGTTATCAACTTTCTCTCCCGACTCTCTTTTAGTTCCTAAAGATACAACAAATCTAAATATTGAACAACAACTTATGGACGAAATTATAGAGAAAGCTAAGAAATCATCCCCTATTGGTACAGAAAAGACGTGGGGAAGTAAGGTGTATGTGAAAACTGCTAATGGTTGGAGACCTAAAGGAAAAGGGAAATCTTCGAAAAAGGATGAGCAACAACCTGAAGCTAAGACTGTAAAAGTTGATTATTCTCAACACGCATCTAAAGCGAGTGATGAGCAATTACAAGCTGCAATCAATGATAAAGATGCTTCTCCTGAAGTCAAACAGGCAGCTCAAAAAGAAATTGAGAATCGTAAAGGTAAAGTGTCAGATGATAAATCTGCGAAAGAACTCGGTATTACATCAGCACTTCAACGTATTCTTGATGCTCAAGAAAAAGGTGAACTTGATTTAGATTCATCTGTACTTGATAAAATTAAAGAAAAGTTAGCTAAGAATAAAGAGGTGAAAGAAACCAAACCTATAGATGAAAAGACACTTGATTCTAAGTTGGATAAATTGAAACAAGATATTTCTGACAGTATCGATAAGAAACTTAATGAAATGAATGGTTTTAAGAAAATCACTCAAACCTATGTTAAGGTTGATGGTCAGATGATTGTTCTCAATATGAAAGGAGAGGATAAATACAAAGCCAAGAAAGGTTCTTTCTATATGGAATCCAAACCAAACGAACCTCTCAATGAATTCAAGAAAAGGGTGAAGGAGGAATTTGAAAAGACTCTTAAAAAAGAAGAATCTAAACCAGAACCTGCAGTAGAAGCTAAGAAAAAAGAACAACCTAAAGCTGAAGAGAAGAAAGAGAAAGTTGATAAACCAGTAGTCAAAATGGATTCTATAAAGTCACAAGCTGGTATAATAATGTATGGCAAGATTCTACAGCAGTTAGATGAAGGTAAGGCTGTCGAATTTACTGAAAATGGTGTAGATTATAGATTTTCTCGAGACGAAGATGAGGGAGAATATGTATTAGAAGATTTGAGTAATAATAAATCTATGTCTTGGCCGAAACATCAAGGTGCTTTTGTTTTGAAAGATAATATGAAAAAATTAGATACTAAAGAAGAGAAGAATGACACGAAATTTGAGGCCGAAAAAGAATTCAGAGAATTCTTGAAGAAAAGGAATTCTCAAAACAGTACTTTATCTGATGACCAAAGAGAAAGATTTACAAAAGCACTTGATTCAGTTACCGTTGATGAAGGTATTAAGGAAAAATTTAAAGATTATATCAAAAATGAAGAATTTGATGAAATTCTTGATAACTATTTGAGATTAAAAACAAATTACAGAGCTGAAGTGAATAAAATGCTTATTGATTTAGGTTATCTTCCAGTAGCTAACGGTGTTTTGTATTCAGAATGGAATGGTGTGAAATATAAACATTTTACAGGCCATATTCTTGAAGATATGGCTGAGATGGGAAATTATTACGAAGAGCAAGGTAAAAAGTTAAAAGTTACTGATACTCAATCCAAAGCTCTAAAAAGATATATGGGTACCGATTATGAAGCTATTCGAGATTATAATTATGGTAAAGGCGGTGGAAAGAATACTCCTTTGATGGCTAAAGCGATTGCTGAAGCAATAGATAAAAATCCTTGTAAAGAAAATTTAGTTCTATACAGAAGATTAGAATTAAGAGAAATAAATAGCCTAAACGAATTATTAAACGCTGAAGTTGGTTCTGTTATAGAAGATAAGAGTTTTGGTTCGTTTTCATTAAAACAATTGAATGAGTTTGGGAGTGATTTTCAGATAACTCTATTGGCTAAGAAAGGAGATAACGTTGCGAATATCAATAATACAATCGGTGAATATGAATACTTGACGCAGAGAGCAAGTAAATTTAAAGTTCTTGCTAAAGGACTTAATTCAATTGTTGTTGAAATGGTGTAACTTTTTCATTAGAATTGTTGGACCACATTAATAAAAAGTGTATCTTTAGATACTAAAAAGAAAAAGCTAATGGAAACAAAGAAAGTATCAAGGTGGAATGACTGCAGTACAATGAGTATTATTCATACTCCTACTGAAGAAGAGAGGAAAAAAGCAACTGATGAAATGGTTGACAATGCAATTAAGAATGCAAAGAAATTCGAGGACAATGAAAGAGAAGATAAAAAATAGTATTAGAGCCTATATCCTTGGAGATGTACTTGGTGTTCCTTTTGAATTTAGAAGTGAAGGAACATTTCTCTGTTGTGGATTCGCTTCAGGAGGAATTCATGGACAGATAGAGGGAACATGGTCTGACGATACATCTGTTTTATTGTGTTTATTAGATGCTTTTTGTACGCCTGGAGAAAATATCAAGAAGATTGATAAATTCGAAAAGAACTTAGATTTATGGTATAAAAACAAGAAATTTAATGCAGGAAGTAGATTATTTGATATAGGAAATCAAACAGCAGAATCAATACAACGAAAGGGATGTTCAAGAACAGATAGAATGGGCAACGGTGCATTGTTTTATTCACTTCCTATTGCAATAGCTTGTTTGAATGAATCTGATGAATATACGAAAAATCTATTTGAAGCGTTTTGTTGTTATACACATAATAATAAGAATTGTTTTGAATTCGGTAGTAAATTTTGTTGCATACTCAAAAATTTGTTAGGAGATTTGCCAGTGGAAAATCTTGAGGTGAATGATTATGATAATAGAGGTGATGTGATAAATACATATAATCTCGTGATTGATAATTATTTAGCGCAAGAAAATAAGAATTCTACACTTTTTGAAGACCTTTGTTCAGTTATTAATTATGGCGAAGATACTGATACAAATGCAGCGATTTTCGGTGCAATTATGGGAACGAAGAAGAAAGTTTCTGAAAATGATTGGAAAAGAGTGAGAAGATATAAAGAAATCGACAATTTGATTGATAAATTTCTAAATTCGGTGATTATGGAACAGAAACGAAAATGTTTGAAATAGGTTCAAGATTTAACTTTTTTACAGAAGCTGACTTTGAGAAATCTTCTTTTAATCCTCTCGATTATCCAATTGGTGATGATAGGAGATACGAAAGAATGATATTCGAGGGGTTGGCTTCCGATGCATCTGAAGATGCAGAAGGTGAATCTATGGAACCTAATGGTTTTATAATTGACCGATTTTTGAAACATGGTTTAATAAATTTAGACCATTTAACTTCTCGCTCACCTATTAATAAATCTCGTTTTTGGATTGGAGCACCTATTAGTGCAAAAGTCGAAAATAATAAGTTTTATGTAAAATGTCAACTTTGGAAAAAATCTCCTGAAGCAAGAGCATTTTATGATAAAGCACTTGAGATGAAAGAATCAGGTACCAATCGTAAACCTGGTTTTAGTATAGAAGGTAAAGCTCTTGAAAGAGATAAGTCAAATCCTAAGAAAATCAAAAAAGCTCTTATTACGAATCTTGCGATGACTATGACTCCAGTGAATGCAAATACTTTTGCGGATATTGTAAAGGGAGTTCAAACTAAGGATTATGTAGATTACGAATTTGAATCTGATAAAGATTTTCGAACAACTAACATTTTACTTGAAATGGAAAAGGATGGACATATTCTTTCCATTGATAAAGATTTCCGAATTAGAATTGAACCTCTTAAAGCGAAGAATGATGAGATTCTTAAAAATCTATTCAAAAGTTATGAAGAGGGTCATATTTCTATAAATGTTCTTCAAGATTTCTTAAAAAGTCAGCGAATTTAATTTGTAAAATAAAAATTTAGTTCTATTTTTACGTAAACATAAATTTTAATTAAAATGAAAAAGGAATATTTAGACAACAAAATCGTAAAGTCACTGTTGGATGCAAACTTTAGCGAGGAATATATCGAAAAAGCAATAGCTAATGGCGATATTAAGATTGAAAAATCTGAAGATAAAGCAGCTCGTGGTGACCATGAGTCTGAAACAAAAGAAGAGAAAGATATTGACAAACTTGAAAAAGAGGCTGTCAAGAAAGAAGAGAAGGTGAAAGAGGATGAAAAGAATACTGCCGAAGATAAGAATGCAGAAGGCGAAATGATGAAATCTATGGAATCAATGATTATGAAGTCTGTAGGTTCAGTCTTTACTCCTATCATTGAACGTATGGCTGAAAGTCTGGATAATTTGAGTGCCAAGATGGATAAGTTTGGCCAAGAAGCACCGAAGTTCCGTTCAGAAGGTTTGGACAACATGTCAGCTATTCAGAAGTCTATGACTTTTGAAAAAGATAATAACGGAAAGATTGAACTTAATATCATTAATCAACGTCCGATGGTAGCTAAGATGATTGAAAAAGCTCTCACTAACGAAAGTGATGATTCAATCAGAAAATCTTTGGAAGCCGATGCATTGAATTATATGACTAACCCTTATGCTGAAACAATAGGTGAAGAGTTGGCTCGTTACATGTACACTAAGAATGGTATTAAATTTGTAAAGTAAATTCGGATTTAAATTATAAATAAAAATAAGTTATGGATTTGTATCAATACACTAATAACGGAACAGATATCGATTTGTTCGATGGACTGTCATCAAACGATATCTTGAAAGCTATGGAAGCCGGTTCTATGACCGGTATGCAATACAACAATATGATTAATAATGGTGGAGGTCTGAAAGTTGAATCTCTGGATTCAGTCTTAAAGATTTTGACCAATAGATTGAATCAGTTGGTGTATTACATGGAAATGCCGAAACAGAAGATTAAACAGAATGTTCATCAGTACAACCAGTTGTATAAGTACGGTGAAGATGTAAGTATCTTCAATACTGAAGGTGAGACTCCGGAAGAAACCGATTCTCAATACAGACGTAAGTCAATCTTGACTAAGTACATGGGTGTTACTGGTCAAGTGACTCATCCTGCAATGATTGCTGAATATAACAGTATTAACAATATGTATACTCAGGAAGTTGAGAATAAAACTATCTTGCTGCAGACATTGATTGATACAGCATTGACAAGTGCAGACTCTTCTTGTGTTGATATCGAGTTTGATGGTGTATTCCGTCAGCACATGTTGGGTGTCAACGAGATGGACGGTGGTACTGCTGAAGGCAAGACTTCTGAACAATTGCTCGATGGTTACTTCAATAGTCCGGCTGTTATCGATGCTCAGAATCAGGTTCTGAATGATAAGATGATTCAAGATGCATCTAATGTTGTAGTAAACGTTTATAACGGTTATATCG